CCGACTCTAGCCCGCTTGCATCGCCGTTTATCAAGTAGCTTGCCCAGTACGCAGGCAGCTTGTATGTGATAGTTTCAATGTTCATAATGATTTTGTTTCCTAGCTAACTTTCCTAGACTCACCGGCAACGTGCCGATGCCCAAATCTACACTATGCACGGTATTGCGCAAGCACTATTTTCACATTTGGCAAAGTATTTTCAGGCAATTCATGGGTAAATGTGATATTTTGTGCTAAATGCTGAATATTGAGCTTGTTTGCCCCGTCCCTATTAGCTAAAAACCTATCCGCTTTTATTATGTCAGTTAAGATCACAAACAAGCGGCCGCCAAGTGTGAAGAAACCGGGACGCAAGCCAGCCATTCACAAATTGACTCCGGAAATGCTTGAGACTTGTGGCGAAGCAATGCGACTAGGAATGCCACAGGGCAAGTGTGCTGCGCTTATAGGATTGTCAGAATCTGTATTCAGTAGGTTGCTCAAGCGTAATAATAATGAAGCACAGGAATTCCTTTTACTATGTAAAAGACAAGGGGAAAAAGCAAACTTGCAAATCGTGCAAGCTCATGCGGCCAAGTCATGGCAAGCTGCGTGCTGGCTGTTAGAGCGTTGCAATGGTCAAGACTATGCACAACGAACCCAAACCAATGGAACCGGTTCCAGTTCACAAGGTTCGGTGCTGTTAACCTTGGTGCAGAATGTTAAAGCTCAAGAGTCCACGAAGAAGGCCACCATTGACGTTTGAACCGCATAAACGTGGAGTGTGCGTTGGTTCTCAAAACCAATGTGCAGGGGGACGGGGGACGGCGCCACCCCCACCACCTGCGGTTGCTGTTGCTCCCCCCTCCATCCAATAGCCCTAAACAAAAAAGCATATGACTATTGTTCCGGTAACATTGCGTGAGGCTAATGATTTCGTTGAGTCGTTTCATCGGCACAACGGGAGGACGGTTAGGAATGGTGGGAAGTTTGCGATTGGTTTGGAGGAAGGCGAACTGGTTGGGGTAGCGATAGTGGGTAATCCGTTATCGGCTACGTTCATGGTGCGAGGAACTGCGGAGGTGTTGCGGGTTTGTGTGAATGGGAAGGCTCCGAGGAACTCTAATTCAAAGTTGTATGGCGCGTGTTGGCGAGCGTGGAGGGCGATGGGTGGTGACAGGTTGGTGACTTATACATTGCAGGATGAGAGTGGTGCGAGTTTGCGTGGATCGGGATGGCGGATAGTCGCGGAGGTAGAGCCGCATGATGCTTGGGGCCGTAAGAGCAAGCGAGACGGCAAGGTTCGTGAGTGGCAACCGATATACGGCCAACAGAAATTCAGGTGGGAGATAGCATGAACAAGTCATCAAAGTCTGTTACAAGTAAACCTCCGGCCAAGAAGAAGGCGGGTCGTCCGAAGGGGTAAACCTGTGGCCAAGAAGAAGGCGGGTCGTCCGAAGGGGTCAAGGAATCGGAAAGGTAAGGAGAGTGAATTGGCTCGGTCAAAGCGTTCTGATTTGCATTGGTTTGCGAAGACGTATTTGGATATGGATTTGTATCCTTGGCAACTGGAGGTATTGAAGGAGTTAAATTACAAGGAGAGTCGTGTGGCGTTGAAGGCGGCTAATGGTAGTGGGAAGACTAGTATGATCGCGGCGGTTGCGGTGTTGTGGCATGTGATTAGTTTTCCGGATAGTTTGGTGGTATGTACTGCTGGGGTTTACCGGCAGGTAGAGGCTGCGTTGTGGCCTACGTTGAAGAGGTATGTGCAGCAGTTGACGCAAGGGGAAGGGTTTGAGGTAACGCAGGAAGGAGTTAAATTACAAGGAGAGTCGTGTGGCGTTGAAGGCGGCTAATGGTAGTGGGAAGACTAGTATGATAGCGGCGGTTGCGGTGTTGTGGCATGTGATTAGTTTTCCGGATAGTTTGGTGGTTTGTACTGCTGGGGTGTATCGGCAGGTAGAGGCTGCGTTGTGGCCTACGTTGAAGAGGTATGTGCAGCAGTTGACGCAGGGTGAGGGGTTTGAGGTAACGCAGAGTGGGTTGCGGTTTATTAATGGTGCGCGGGCTATAGGGTTTAGTGCTAGTGACCCGCACAAGGCGGAGGGTTGGCATAGGCAGGGGGAGAGTAATAATTTATTGTTTATAGTGGATGAAGCGAAGGGGATACATGATGACGAGATATTCCATGCGGTTGAGCGTTGTCAGCCTAGTCGGTTATTGGTGATGAGCAGTCCGGGTGCGGCTGCTGGTTTCTTTTATGAGGCATTTACGAAGCAGCGAGAGCGGTGGGAGACATTTACTGTTACGGCTTATGACTGCCCGCATTTGACGAAGGATTGGATTGCGGAGCAGATTCAGACATATGGTGAGAACAGTTCTTTGATTCGGAGTATGATTTATGGTGAGTTCATGGATGACAGTGATGACGGGGTGGTATTGATGTTGAAGGATTTGGAGAAGTGTTTGGGTGAGCCACCGGAGCGGAAGGATGGGATGAAGTGTGCGTTTGTGGATTTCGCGGCAGGAGGTGATGAGTGTGTGTTTGCGTTGCGGGAGGGTAATGAGGTGACGGTGATGGAGTGTTGGAAGGATCGGGACACGAACAAGAGCATTGGCAGGTTATTGCAGTTGTTTGATATTCATGGGGTAGTTGGGGATGAGGTGTATGGGGATGAGGGAGGGTTGGGGTTACCGATGTGTGATGCTTTGATGGAAGCGGGGTTTGACATTCATCGGGTGAACTTTGGTGGTAAACCTTATGACCCGAGGTACACTAATCGGGGTGCGGAGATTTGGCATCAGGCAGCGCGTGCGATTGAGCGGCAGGAGGTAAGGTTGTTTGATGATGGACTGTTGCATCAACAGATGATTACCAGGAGGAGCGATGTGGGGAGGAGCGGTAAGTTGGGTGTGGAACCGAAGGATCGGAGCGATGTGGGGAGGAGCGGTAAGTTGGGTGTGGAACCGAAGGATCGGATGAAGGCGCGTGGGTTGGCTAGTCCTGATAGGGCAGATGCGGTGTTGGGTTGTATAGCTTGTGGAGGGGGGATAGGCGGGTCGTGGGAATATTATGAGAGCATTAGTCGTCCATCACTTGGGGAGTTGTATGATGAAGCGGAGGCCATAGCTGATTCCATGTCTGTCCCGCCGGGGATGGAGGTTGGGTGGTAAGATGAATTATTTATTTGCCAGAGGTGTCACATTGTGTTACGGGGGAGAAGCAATGGCATAAAAGTGAAAACTCAAAAGCAGAAGAAGGTGAAGGCTGGGAAGGTGACAGCGCAGGGATATACTGTGCCGACCAAGGCAGATATCAAGGCTGGGAAGATTGAACCGCGTGGGCGTAATCGTGGAAGGGGCAGGTAATTTATGGCTAAAGGAAATGGTAAATGGATTCAGAAAGCGAACCTGAAGAAAGGTGCTTTCACTCGTAAAGCCAAGGCAGCGGATAAGACTGTGGGGCAGTATGCTTCGCAGGTTTTAAAGCCGGGTTCCAAGGCCAGTGCGAAGACAAAGAAACAGGCGGTGTTGGCGCGTACATTTAAGAACATGGCGCGCAAGCGATGAGCAACAAGATTTTCACATTGGTGGTGGATGACATCAAGTCCCGTGTTGAATGGGAGACGCGACAGGCGTTGTGGTATCAGATGCGTAACAATGGGTTGAAGCGCAAACACAAGCCTTGGCCGGGAGCGGCTGACCTTCATTTCCCGTTGATAGACACCACCATCAACAAGTTGAAACCGGGGTTCTTTCAGCAAGCGATGGGGCTTGAGGTGTTGGCAAACTTTGTGCCTATGCGTTCGCAGATGGCGGGATTCACCATGGCGGCTGAACAATGGTTTTCCTATAAGCTGCATGAGAAGAGTAATTACGCCACGGAAGTGATGAGTTGGATTGACCATATGTTGATGGGTGGTCGCGGGGTGTTGAAGGTGTTCTGGAATCCTGACAAGCAGCAGGTGGAGTTTCAGGCAATAGACCCGCTGTTTGTGATTGTGCCGCCATGGACAAAGAACGTGGAGGGTGCTGATCGTGTGACCCATGTATTGCCCATGAGTGAGGCGGCGTATAAACGGGCTGGAATCTATGATGATTCCAAGGCGGTCATAGACAAGATTCGGGGCGGTAGGGATGAGGACGAGGGGGTAAGCAACGACCTGCGTAACCGTAAGGAAATCCGTGAGGGGTTAACCTTTAGCCGTGATCGCGACCAGATCATAGTTTGGGAGGTTTACACGCGGAAAGAGAAGGACGGCGAATGGCAGGTTGAAACCTTCTCACCCCAGTCACCCGAAACCAAGCTGCGCGATACCATGGCTGTGCCATACGACCACGGGCAACCTCCGCTTGTGTCATGCGAGTATGAGATCACTGATGGCGGATGGTACAGCCCGCGTGGCGTGTGTGAGATGTTGGGAACCTTTGAGGTCAGCCTGAACAAGATTTGGAATGAAAAGATGGACTGCGCCACGTTGTTCAACCAGCCGTTGTTCAGGGCGGAGCGGGACTTACCCAACTCGGTTAATCTGCGGATGAAGCCGGGACAGATTTTGCCCTTTGGAATTGCGCCGGTTACCATGCCGCAACCGCCCATGGATTTTGACAAGGAACTCATGCGAACACAGTCGGTGGCTGAACAGCGCGTGACGGTTCCGGATTACGGAATCAATCAGGTGATGGCATCGCAGGACAGGCGCACGGCCACGGAGATTGAATCCATCAATGCACAGTCCCAGCAGAACATGGATTTGCGGCTGCGACTTTTCCGTCAGGCATTGGGTGCGCTGTACCGTCAGGCTTGGGAGTTGTTGATTCAATTTGACGGGGAAGATTTGCAGTTCAGGTTCCTTGAGGACAACCTGATGGTTGACCCTGTTGCATTGCATGACGAGTACCAGATTGAACCGCGTGGCGGCATGGACATGATTAGCAAAGCCATGCTGCTCAACAAGGCGGTGCAACGTAAGCAGTTGTTTATGAACAGCCCATGGATTAACCAGGTGGAACTGGACAAGAGCATTCTGGAACTGGAAGACCCATCATTGATTCCTAAACTGGTACAAGACCCCAACGCCAAGGAGGGCGACGAGGCTTCGGACGAGAAGAAGATTATTCCCGCGCTGATGTTGGGTGAGATGATCCCGGTACAGGGCGGTCAGGATGCGCGGATAAGGATAGGTGTGTTGATGCAGTTCCTTGAGAAAACGCGGCAGAGTGGGATGCAGGTTCCGCCTCAAGGACAGCAAGCGATTAGTTCAAGGTTGGGCGAACTCTTAAATGCCTACGAGCAGGTGGACACGAATAATGCGCGGGCCTTGCGGAAGGATGTGGAGGAGTACCTTATGCAGCTAGGTTTCATGCCGGACAAGGCCGAGCAGGAAGCCATGGAAATGCAAGCCATCACCGGACAGGTTCCGGCTCCTGAAGCTCAAGCGATTGAGGAGACGGAAGCAGTGGTGCAGCAGGGAGATTATTAAATGGGAAGATTCTTTAAGTTTATTCGCATTGCTTGGCGTCTATCTAGGAATCTGCCTTGGGTGGACGACCCGGAATGGCGGGTGGAAGACGCGAACGCATTGCGCCAGTTTCTTTCCGCGAAGTCGGGAATCAAGTTGCGGGCGATTTTGTTGAACATGGTTCTGCGACAAAACGCGCACGTAGTCGCACAATGTGACACAAAGAACTTGCAAATTGAGGCGGGTTATGCAAACGGTATGAGAACCACGGTTCACACGTTGGAAACGCTGGCGAAGGAAATTGAACGTATGAGAACCACGGTTCACACGTTGGAAACGCTGGCGAAGGAAATTGAGCCGATGGAAGAATTTACAACGGACGACATTGGGGTCGAGCGTCTGTTGAGTTAAGACCCCATAGCACGGTCTGCCCCATGAATGCGTGGGCAGGACGAGGATAGCATTCAACAAAAGGAGCGTTTGATGGCAGAGGAAAATGGCGACCAAATGGCCGACCAACTGTTGGCCGCTGCACAGGAGTACGACACTGCTGTGGAAGCGGGTGAAACACCTGAAGTACAGGTGATAAATGAAGAGCCGGAAACGGAGGAAGCTCCACCACCGGAGCCACCACAGGAGGACGGGGAAGAGGAAACCACAGGAGGACGGGGAAGAGGAAGTTAAACCTCCAGATCAAGACGCTGGAACAAGTAGTTCATTGAAAGAGGAGCAGCCCGAAAAGGTTGCCGACAAGAAGCAGAGCAAGTATGCGAAGAATCAAGCTCGCTTGAACAAGACTTGGACGGAGGTAAATGCCGACAAGGAAAGGATCAAGCAAGCCACGACCCAGTTGCAGCAGCAACACCAGGAGTTGGAGAACCAACGCCAGAGGTTGATTGCCCAGCAGGGATACCGTGATGAACACGGCCATACAGCCAAGGATTATGAGGAAGCCGCTCAAGGTTTTGAGGAAGAAGGCGACATCAATCTGGCAAAATCCGCTCTCGCCAAAGCAAAGGAGCTTGGCGCAGCAGAGGAACAGGCCAGAGTGAGCGTCTCTCAAGCCCAGTTTAATCAAGCGTGGGAAGCGAAGCGTCAGGAACTAATGACGCGCAGCGTGGGAAGCGAAGCGTCAGGAAATGATGACGCGAGTCCCAGAACTAAATGACATGAGCAATCCTCTCACCCAAAAGGCACAAGCGATGCTCCAGAACAACCCGTCACTGACGGCCAGTCCTGATGGACTGGAAATGGCAGTGAAGATGGCGAAACTGGAAATGGAGTCGGGCAGCACGGAAGAGTCTGCTACCAAGCTCCTTGAACTACAGGAAAAATATAACAAACTGGAAAAGAAAACGTCAGTACAAGGCGGGTTCACTGGGGAGAAGTTGAATGGTGCGAAAGGTTTTGAAGACATGGATGACGGGGAGCAGGAGAAATTCCTGCGCCAAGCCGCCATGGCCCATGACGATTCGCTTTAGCAGCTTCTTCACAAGGTGACACGTTTATGCTGACGGGAAGGAATAAAAAGTTATGGCTACGAATACCACAACTGTACTATCCAACCAGTATCAAAATTATTTCAGTAAGAAATTACTGTCCTACGCTGTTCAAGCACTGATACTGGATCAGTTCGCCAAGAAATCCCCCCTCCCTGCGAGGGCGGGTCACAAGGCGATTTCAATGTTCCGTTACGGCGCACCTTCAACCTCTGCCATTGAGGCATTGACCGAAGGCACTGCACCCAGCGGAACTCGCACGCTCTCTCTCGCGAAGATTGAGAAATCATTGACTCAACGGGGTCAGGTCATTGAGTTGACCGACATCCTGACGGCCACTGATTTATTCAACAGCTTGCAGCAGAGTATCAAGACCAATGGGCAGGATGCTGCGTTGGACATGGACACCATCACCCGCAACACAATTGTGGGATCAAATGTGGCCGGTGATGCCATGGAAAACACGTTTGCCACCTACGTTCTGGATAACAGCGACGAACTCGTTGAGATGTACGCTGACGGAACGAAGGAGACTTGGGCAGATGGTGACGGCTCTGCCGAATACACCACATTTGAGGCAACCACAGGTTCAGGCACGCTGCTTGACGCTGCGGCTGTTCTGAATGCTGTTACTCAACTGAAGGTTAACCGCGCA